CGCTCTGTACGTTCCATGCGCGTGGACGCCAAGGCCCCGCTGCCATTTCCCTCTTGGAGATCGCGCCCGCTCTGCCGTAATCTGCCCGCACAAGCCATTTGGGGGACCGGGAGGGGTTGCGGGGCGCTGTCCACTGTCCACTCTTCCCTGTCGACTAGTGTTGGGGAGGTAGTGCAATGGCTCTGACCCTGGCTGAGGCCGCCAAGCTCTCGAACGACGTGCTGCTCACCGGCGTCGTCGAGACGATCATCAAGGACTCGCCCGTCCTGCAGCGTCTGCCGTTCATCGAGATCGTCGGCAACGGGCTTACCTACAACCGTGAGGACGCTGCGCCGTCCGCCGGCTTCTTCGACGTCGGCGACACCTGGACCGAGTCGACGCCGACGTTCACACAGCTGACCGCGACGCTCAAGATCATGGGCGGCGACGCGGACATCGACAACTTCCTGATCGCCACCCGCTCCAACGTGCAGGACGTGGAGACGGCGGTCGTCCAGCTGAAGGCGAAGGCCGTCCAGCAGCTGTTCGAGCAGACGTTCATCACCGGCGACGAGGGCACGAATCCGAAGGAGTTCAACGGCCTGGACGAGCTCTGCGACCCCGCCCAGACGATCTCGATGGGCGTGAACGGGGCCGCGCTCAACCTGGACAAGCTCGACGAGCTGATCGACGCCGTCAAGGGCGGCAAGCCGGACATCCTGCTGATGTCGCGCCGCAGCCGCCGCAGCCTGAACAAGCTCGCGCGTACGTCCGGCTCGTTCCTGGAGGCGGAGCGTGACGAGTTCGGCCAGATGCTGCAGTTCTACGACGGCATCCCCCTCGGCGTCTCCGACTACATCGCCGACGACCAGACCGTCGGCACCAGCACAGACTGCTCCGTGATCTACGCCTTCCAGATGGGCGAAGGCGCGCTCACCGGCCTCAGCTCGCCGGGCGGGCTGCAGGTGGAGCGCGTGGGCAGCCTGGAGACGAAGGACGCCAGCCGCACGCGCATCAAGTGGTACTCCTCGCTGGCGCTGTTCAACACCGTCAAGCTCGCGCGCCTCACGGGCGTGCGCCCGTAAGGCGGACGCAAGGCCGTAGGGGCGCAGCGCCCCTCCAGGCGGAATCCCTTCGAAGCCGGAGGATCTTCTGCTAACGGAGGGACTGGCTTGGGTAGGGCGCTGCGCCCCTACCACGCCCCTACGCCCGGTCTTATCACCATGACCCTTCTGAAACGCGCGACCATCAAGTCCTACGACGCCGGCTCGCACCGGGCGTCCGTCGGCATCGCCGGATCGCTCTCCGTGTGGCTGGAAGCGGTCCGCGTCGCCGACAACATCCCGGCGGCCGCCGTCGTCGCCGGCCGCGAATGCAGCGTCCTCTTCCACGCAGAGGACAACCCGGACGACGCCGTGATCGTCGCCATCGTCGGGGCGGGCGCCCCGGTGGGCGGCGTCACCACCCTCATCGAGGACGCCGACGGAGACACGAAAGTGGACGCCGAGGAGTCCGCCGACGAGGACAGGATCCGCATCGACATCGCCGGCACCGAGCGTGTGCTCGTGCAGGCCGCAGAGCCGCACGTGAGGTTCACCGATACCGTGCGCCTCCTCAGGCTGGGCATCGGCACCGATCCCGCACCGGGCATCGGCATCCAGCAGCTGCCCCCGGCCAGCCCGGGCGCCGGCGGCGCCGCCGCCTACTGGGCGCTGGGCGGCACGTTCAACCCCGGCCACTACGTGACGTTGTACGGGGTGTCGGCCGCCCCGGCCTTCACCGTCGCCAACGCCGCCGGCTCGGCGTTCTACGGACTACGCTTCGCCGGCCTACTGCAAGGTGGCGGCGCCAGCGCGACCGTGGACCCGGCGACGGCGCTGGAGGCGCAGATGGCAACCGTCACCAGTGGAGCGCTGGCCATAGGCGACATGCACAACCTGGACCTGCCCGGAGTCGTCGCCATCGGCGCCAACATCACCATCAACACGCTCTACGGCTGCCGCATCCGCGAGCCGTCCATCGTCTCCGCCACCGTCACCAACCGCCGCGGGCTGCAGGAAGAAGGCACCCTGGGCGCCGGCAACAACCACGGCAACCGCCTCTACTCCAACACCCAGTTCGGCTCGCTCAGCGGCGCCTTCGGCGGCGGCGACGGCGTCATCGGCATCGCCAACCGTCGCGCCGCCCCCACCTCCGACCCGTCCGGCGGCGGCGTGCTCTATGTGGAGAGCGGCGCGCTCAAGTACCGCGGCTCCGGCGGCGCCGTCACGACGATCGCACCTGCCTGACTGCAGGCAGGCCAGCTCAAGGAGGCGAAAGGATGCCCGAATTCACGATCAGCGTTCCGCAGAAAGCCGTAGACCGGCTGCAGCAGCTCGTCGCGCGCTACAACGACAACACGGGAAGCTCGCTCACGCTGCGGGACTGGCTGACGCTGCACCTGAAGGAGATGGCGGTGCAGAACGAGATGGCCGAACGCGCCGCCGAGATCCGCCGCCAGCAGGAACTCGAGGCCAACCAGATGTACGCCGACGCGGTGAAGGCGGAGCAGGACCGGCTGATCGCCGGACTCGAGGACTAGGAGGCAACGATGGACCTGCCGACGATGCGCGCACGCCTGCGCAAAGACCTGCACGACGAGGACGCCGCCAACTACCGCTGGACGGACGGCGACTTGGACCGTCACATCGAGCGGACGGTGCGTGACTTCAGCCTCGCGCTGCCTCTGGAGGCGACGGCTACGCTGAGCACGACGGCCGGCAGCCGCGACGTCTCGATCTCCTCGTTGACGGACCTCGTGGCGATCGAGGCAGTCGAGTACCCGACCGGCCAGTACCCGCCTTCATACGTGCGCTACTCCGTCTGGCTGAGCACGCTGACGCTGCTGATCGAGGGCGCGCCCGCGGGCGTCGAGGACGTGAAGGTCTACCACACGACCTTGCACACGATCGGCGTCTCCTCCTCGACGGTGCCGGCGCGCTTCGAGGACGTGATCGCCGGCGGCGCGGCCGGCTACGCGGCGGTCGAGTGGTCTTCGTTCGCGACGAACCGCGTGAACGTGGGCGGGCAGGACGTCTGGCGGGACTATCTGGCGTGGGGCCAGGAGCGGCTGGCGGCGTTCCAGCGGGAGCTGGCGAAGCACGGCCGCCGCAACGCCGTCCGCGTGCGCCGGCTCTACACGCCGGCCGCCATGCCCGCCGACCAGTCGACCGTGACAGGGCCCTAGCGTTGCGCAACATCTCAGCGACGCTGCTCGCCGCCCAGAAGAGTGCGTCCGCCGTGCCCTACCTCAAGGCCGTCGTGCACGACCGTATCGGAGGCGTGCGCAGGCTTGCCTTCGAGCGGCTGTACACCGGCGGCGAGCCGGACGGCTACCAGGCGGCGACGATGCCCGGCGACGGCTCGCTCATCCGCTCACGGGTGACGGGCGGGCGCGTGTATTACCAGCGCGTGACGGACCCGAACGAGGGCAGCGACTTCAGCGGCTGGACCGACCTGGCCGCGTCGGCGAACGCCGACACGGCGCTCTGCGCCGATGGCTCCCGGGTGCTGCTCTTCTACGTCGACACCGACGGCACGACGGTCCGCGTCCGCGAGAGCACCGACAACGGTGCGACGCTGGGCGCGGCCGTCACCGCGGCGAGCGCTTCCGGCGCGGTGACGTGGCTTGCCGCGGACGTGAAATCGAACGGCAATGCGCTGCTCGTGTACAACGCCGGGGCGACGGTCTACCGCGTGAAGCGCGTGTCCGGCGTCTGGGGCTCGCCGGCGGCCTGGACGAACAGCGTCGCCTCGGTCAGCGGGCTCGCCTGCCACCACCAGGCGGACTGGAACGTGGCCGTGGCCGGAACCGACGCCGCGGGGCCCGCCTACGTCTGGACGTGCATCTTCGGCGACGGCATCTGGCAGGCGACGGACACCTGGTCCGCTCTGCGGGAGGTGACGCGGGCGAGCAGCGGCTCTGACGTCGTCTTCCGGGCGCCGTTTCTGGGGCGGCCGGAGACGCACCGCCTGACCTTCGTCGAGAAGTTCAGCGGGACCGCGTCCTACAGCCGCCCGTACCACAGCTTTATGCCGACGCCGGCCAGCTTCCCCGAGAACCGCTGGCGCGAGCCGGTCCCCTTCGACCTCGGCACGGAGTACGGCCTCGCCCTCGCCTTCGACCTGAACGCGGCCTGGCTCTGCGCGCCGCACGGCGTCTGGCGCGCACCGCTCGCACCCGTCACGCTCGACCTCACCGCCGACGTCCTCGAAGCGGAGGTCAGCGA